TGAAATCAGATAAAGGCTTATGGTCTTGTCAGACCATCCTGGGCGGTTATGGAAGTCAGTTTGAACACTCACTGGAGGGTAGACATACCCTTCAGGAGTTCCTTGATTCAATCTGGATGGGATGGGTTGATGCCCCCCATTATAAATGTAAGATGGCAGGACATCTCCATAACTTTGATTCTTTCCTTGATACCTCGCAGCAGCTCAAGAAGGCTGCCCCTGATGTGCCAAAAACTATGGTAGAAAAGGCGGTCAATGACACGCTCTTAGAATTAACTGGAGTACCGAAAATATCTATCGGGAAAACCATTTTCTTTGCACCATTTAGCACTTTTCGGGTAACTGACACTAACCGCATTAAGACCAATTATGAGTCGCGGCTCTTTGAAATAAACAAAGAGACAATTATTAGTGAACTTCAACGGACAGTTGATGAGATCTTTAATGATGAGTTCATTTCTTATAAAGATCTTGTTGAACCGTTCTTTCCTAGTACTTCGGCGAACTATATTTTTGCTAGGAGTAAACTGGGATCCCTTGCCGCTCTTTATCAGCATTGCTCATTCGGGAAGATGGGTGATGGTCTTAATATCGGTCAAGAACTACGACCATTAGTTCAAAGGGTAGCACCGCATTTTGGTGTGTTGGGGGCTCAGGAGCAGAGGACCTACGATCGTGGCTTTGAAGCCGGTATTGAACCACCGACTGACGAGGTCGTGATTGTTGTTGATCCTACACCATTGAAGGCCATGTGGGAGGAGGAATACTGGAAGATCTTTGATCTTGCTATTAAGGAAAAACCCTTAGTTAGTCCGGTAGGACTACCAGAACCCTTAAAGGTTAGAGTGATCTCAAAAGGACCACCTCTCCTGTACACATGTTTAAAGCCTATCCAAAAATGGCTATGGTCCACTTTAAAGAAGTATCCAGTTTTCCAATTAATTGGAAGATATGTAACTGAAGACGACGTTAATCGAATTCTTGGTGGACTCAAAGATGATGAGGAAGTGACCTCGGGTGATTATGTTAGTTCGACAAATCGGCTACATGGTTGGGTTTCGGAAGCAATCTTAGATAGATTGATGCTCCGTTTAGGTGAGAATATCCCTAAGGAGGACTTGTTAAAGTGCCCCCCCAACTTCATGGTTAATTTGAAGAAACTGATGTATAAAGCCCTTACTAAACACATCTTTGTTGATGATGAAGGTAATGAGACAGCCCAGACCGAAGGTCAATTAATGGGTTCAATTGTCTCCTTTCCTATTCTTTGTATAGCTAATGCTGCTTTGTGCCGTATGGCGATGGAAGGAGCTTCCCTTGTGAAAAGAAAGGAGAAGCTTACATATTCGTTAACCCGTAAAG